AGGAAATATTCAACACCAAGTCCATCTTGTTCTGTTTTTTTAATGTATACCTTAAGTGTCGATGTATCAATGAAAGAATTATTCAGAACAAATCTTTGATCTAAAGAACCATCATACTGAAATTGTTTGGTTAAGAATATTCCTTGATAAACATTGAGGTTATTAAAAGATGCTATACCACCCACAACGTTTGCTGTAACGTCCTCTGGAATGGCAAAGGTATATGTAGTGTCATTAGTACTCCCTACACACACTATACCCGCCTTCAGGGTCAATGTGGGGGTTTCTGGAGATACTGGTGCTGTTACATTAAATGATATCTGGGCTGTTGATGAGACTCTGGAACGAGGTACATATCCAATGTTACCTGCCAGAGAAACTACATTTTCTCGAAGAGTTGCTGAATCCAGAAAGGATTCATTCACAACCATATTCGAATTGAATGCAGTAATGTAAGTATTATATGCTAACGTATCAATTAAAACTGAAAAGTTTGATCCTTCAAAGTCAAAGTCCGTAAATGTAGAGTTGGCACGGAGATAATCTTTGATAGAAGTTTTTATCTGATCAAAATCTAGATTTGTATATTTTGTAAAAGGCATTTTATCTGGTTGCCTCTAGGAGGAATGAATATTCTTGTGTCGGAAACTCTTGACCAATAATATCAAATATAACTGTTACGTTAAATGTGTTTTCGTCTGCTATTGGATCTACCTGAACGATCAAATTTTCGACTCTATCTTCGAAATTATTAATTGCAATTTCAATTTGATCCTGAATCACTGATGCAGTACCAAAATCAACGAACTCAAATAGACTTCTTCTTACATCAGAACCCAACAAAGAGTTAAAAAATCTCTCTGTTGGGATAGTTTCTACTATATTTCTTACGGAACGACGAATTGCGTTCTCATTTTTTAGAATCGGAAGGTCTTTTGTCACAGGATGAGGCTCAAAAGACAAACTAATGTCCTTAAATGACCGTGATATCCTCTGAATTGCCATTGTTAAAGAGTTTTCTTAACTTATTTATACCTTCATTCGTGAAGAATCTTCTGTCTTTTCTTCAATTCATCGTGCATAATCTCTTGAAGTACTTTTTCTTCCGGATCATTCGTTTTTTTAGGTAATGACCAGTAATCCGTAACTAAACTTGTTGTTCCCCACACTTCTTTCATGTAACTTGTACTTCTGTCAACTGGTGAATTGCCCATTTTGCTCCTGATTAGTAAAATCAGAACTTTTTAAGGGGTTACTATCCCTATTTTTATTTATTTTTCACCATCTTTGGGTGAGTTTTCACGTTCTTGTGCTGTCTTCCAGAAATATTCATCCTCACGTCCCATTCCAAGTCGTTCAAAACCATTTTCAACTTGATAATATTGTGTCGAAACCTTAAAATCCGGCATTTTTGGTTCAACAGGTGTCAAACTATTGTCAAAAATACGTAATCTGTTGTTTGGATACAATGCATACTGCCCATTTTCAAGTTCAATTAGGTTATGAGACTTATGTTCGGCAGGATTTTCACTGGTGGCATAATCAACATAGTCTGGATCATGATGATAGTTATCAATAGTGCAGACATAAGTACCTTTTACATTACCAAAGTCTCTTGTATAACATTCAAAGTCCATTGAACCAATGAATTTCTTATCCACCGAAACAACCCCGTAGTCCATACAATTCCAAAACTGAAGGTTTGGTAGGTTCATGTCCGGACTTGGGGTCTCAGGGTCTGCTACAAAGGCACTGATGGGCAATTTATCGTACATTGCCGCATATTCTGGTAGATAGGTCTCAAAATAAAAAGCACGTCCAGGAATCGATTTAACTGATACCCAAACGCCCTTTACAAATTCACCATGTCCACTTTGGTGGTCCGTAAGATATTCTTTACGAACCCATACTTCTTGTGATGGAAGATTTGCAATCAAACAACTCATCTTTTTTTCTTAGGTTTAGAACATTTTAAGGGGTTACTATCTTTATTTTTATTTATTTTATCCAACATTAAAGGATATAGAAATTCGTTCTTCATCACTCATATTAGGTTTAACCATATGTCTTATCCAGGAAGGAAAGACATATAAACGTCCCTCTTCAGAAGGTAACCACCATAGTTCGCTGTTATATTGATTATATTCTGAATACCAATTACGATTAATAAAATTAGACCAGTCTCTTGTCATCATATCTATAGAATGATGCTGAAAATGTATATCACCACATCCCTTAGGAGTTTTTATATAATAAACTCCTGAAAGAATACATCCCGGATGAGTATGCGATTGATTTGAATTGAATTTTTGATTAATATTAATCCAAGCATTTTTCAAAAGAATAGTTTTATCAATCTTCAACGTCTCCTTACAAAACTCTTGGCAAATCTTTTCTATATCCGAAAGAAAAAAGAATGGTGAATCGGGATAAATGATATTACTCGATTGCCATCCTCCATTATTTGACTTAATAACTCCTGTTGGATTTTTAGAATGCTCCTGTTGACATAATACTTCTATTTCATTAACAGGATAATCAAGTTTTGTTTTTAAGACTGGTACTGGAAAAAGGTTAAAAACCTCTGTTTGTGATGAAAGATTTGCATTCAAACAACTCATCTTTTTTTCTTAGGTTTAGAACATTTTTTAGGAGTCAAAACATTTTTACAACGTTTGTCGGGTCTTGATTTGCCACCTTTATGTATCCAACGTCCCATTAACCCCGTCCTTGTCCCCGATACATCTTTTTCTTCCCATTACGAGAAGTCGCGGCATACTTTGTGTGCTTACCACTTCCTTGACGAGTTTTTTTCGGTTTGGCTTCCACAAAACCATCACCACTCAATCCAACCTTTGAACGCACTGCCATAATAACTCCTTAATGCTTTGTGATTTTTGTTTCTAGATCTTGTGGTCTTGGAAAACCTTTCTGATAATACTCTACCGAAAGGTCCTCCATCTTATCAAAATACTCCTCCTCCGTCAAGTTCTTATATAGAACTTTGCCCATATGGAGAATTGTATATTCTGTCAGTACCATCAGATGACTCTTGTCTTCTCGTGTCCAACTCTGATACGTGGATCGCACCAAATCTCAAAACCTGCTTCGATAGCATCGAGACAGAATGATACATCCTCTCCACACATATCCTGTACTTCTCCACTCTCAAAGACTTGCATCTTAGGTGCAAACCATGGATACTTCATCTCTTTGTGCTCAAAGACTCCATTCTTAATCAATACCCATCCGAAACCTGTATAGTCTACAGTGAAGGGTTTCTTACGTTTTGCAATACTCTCAAGATTTTCATGATTCATGACTCCACCACTTTTACGGAAGTCATCCTCATCTAACCAATGTGCAACACTTGTGGTCCGACCGTCTTCTGTACAATACCATCCACTTGCAATATCTTGATCCATTAGAACCAATTGCCAAAACTTTTCAGAATTAAAAACAATATCACTATCAATCCATAATTGATAATCATACTGCAACTTACCATCCCATGGAATTTGATCCGGTCCTCTCAGTACATTCGCACCTAAACATTTGCATCTTGCAAAGTTTACCATCGATGAATAATCCTGAGAAATCTGGATACTCGCTCCTGCCTGCACCAAATCAAAGGCTAACTGAAGTCCATTCTTGAAAAAATTGTAACTTACACCACGTCCTGGTAAACAAAAGACAATAGACTTGCCTCTTACCATTTCCTTTGCTTTATCATAATCCCATTCTGGGGCACTCTCAGTTGCTTTTGGTGTCTTTGCTTTTACTGTAAATCCTTTAGCCATAACTTTAAATGAACTACTTCACTATCATAACACTCTATCTATATTCAGTCAATACTTCTAATTACAATACAATCATTCTCTACCTCAATGTTTACTTCCGTTCCTTCATACCATCCCTTTTCATCACATACCCATTCTGGTATCGTTACATAATGTTCTCCACTTACTGGATCGATATCTATAGTCGTAAAATTTTCCTGCGGATTTTTTTGCATATCTTTGAACCTTGATGCCGTTTTTTATATATGAAAATTTTTTTATATGGTGGGTCTTGGAGATTCTTGGTGGGTCTTGGTAAATCCTTTGAGGTTTATATTTAGAGGTCGATAGGGGTCGTTTATAGATTAAAGGGATCCATTGGTTTTATATACGGCACCCCATAATACCGCGTTAACTGTCATTCACGAACGAATGGGGGTGTTACTTAGGGGGATGATTAGTCCCCCCTAAGTGTTAGGATCTCACCCAACGTGCGATCCTTTCGCGCTTACGTAGAGGCATCAGTCGGGTATACTCTACCCAACGTTTGCCCAGTTCGTGACGCTTGATCAGTCCCTGCTCTGCCATCTCCTTAAGAAGGATCGAAACCGTTGTGCGTGCCTCCTTAGGCATCCCCAGAGCGGCGTTGATGTCAGTGGGGCGCATCCCGTCCTGGGAGTATCCGCCACGCCCATCGTCCATAGGAAGGACTGACAGGATCGCCCAAGCGTAGGTTGCGCCGAAGGACTTGCGGTTTGTGAGTGAGGTGAACATGGTGTGTTGTGCGGTGTTGACTTTTTTATTCTACAGGGTGTGGACGGGTAACCGTGGAAGATCACCCGACTTGTAACACTTTGAAATAATGTTACACAGCGACTGCTACTTTGTGTTTTCCGTTGTAACCGGAGAATGCGCCATTACGCTTCCTTTCTTTTAACTTAGCGGCAGCGATTGAACCCTTAGGTTGTGTCCCATGAACCAACAATGCGAATGGTTTGTCACCAAAACAGTGTGAGTCATCGTGATCAACTTCAAGACCTAAGTCTTCCGCTTCAGAATCATTCATCACAACTTTACTGTAACGTGTGAAACAACCCTCATCGATTAGGTGATCAAACTTACCACCGTATGATGCTGTCATGTAAAAATTACTGGGCAATACAACATCCATGAAAAGATTTAAGGACTTAGAATAACAGTAAAATTTAAGTCCAGGATTAAGTTTGGCGACTACAATCCACGCCTGCAAATAAGCAAGAGAAAACATGTCGCCAGACTCATGAATTCTCACTAGTTTAGTATTTTTAGTGCGGTTGGTTTGGATCCCGCTATTGATTAGGAATGCCGCTTCATTAACATCTACCTGTAGCGCCTTGATAATCAATTCTAGATTATGAGCACGAGCGGCAAACGTGGCAGGGTATTGTGCTTCGGATGATGCTGCAAAGCAGCGGAAAACAGTCTCAGTACCATCCTGAATCCGTGTCTTGCCATTGTCACCCATAACGGCAAACGCTTTGCACAGCGATGCTCCTGGGCATGTCTTGCCTGCTGGCAAGTTAAAAATTAATGTTTGCTTTCCTAGTTTTGCGTTGCCTTTAGAAAACTTGAGTGTCATGGTTTTGGTGTGGTTGGTTGGTCTTCCTAAGATTAGTCGATCGGGAGACTATTGCTAGTCTCCCTGTGCCAGTTCTAGGATTGTCTGGCGGTTTCGACGATTTCAGTTCCTGCCTGTATGGCATCGATAAAATACTGCCCGTAAGCAGTTCCGACGATCAGACAAAGGACTGCGATCAAAAATGTTTTCACGGTGTTGGTTTGAACTGAGGTCATCATGCCTTGGATTCTGACAAAAAGCAACCCCCAGCAACCAGTTGTCAAAGTGGCACAGGCCTCGGCATTGAGACCTAAGACGTGCTAGGATGGAGGTAGAATCTATTTTTGGGGTGGACAGTCTATAAAGTGTCCACTCAACCGGCACAGGGTCTTAAAACATGATACAATAAAAAAGACCTGGGCACCACCCCAGGTCTCAGAGAACCAACACACTAAACCCTAACATTATAAGTCTCAGTGCTCGCAGAGTGACTTTACTTATAGATGGGGCGAACTCCTTCCCCGTATGTGATCAGTGTAGCATCCAATGGGGGTCGTTGTCAACCTGAACCCAAAAATGATATTTCCTGTTTGAAGATGTCAGGAACAGGAACATCATACCATCACTCACTTGCTCTATAATGCATGTGTGATTCTCGTCCATAAGATTCGAGAATCTGTTCTTTGCCTTTCTCGTGATGGGTGTGACATTGATTGTGTTCATGTGTGTCTCGTCGAGATGTGTATAGTGTAACTGATGTCATACATCTCGACGAGATCTGAGTGCCAGTGTGAGAACTGGCACATCTCGACTAGACTTCTAGACTAGATCAGGCAACAATCTCGGTAAGGACTGATGCTTTGATCTGCTGGGCAACAAAGCGACCTTTGCTGCTGGCAGCATTGAAAGCAGTAGCAAATGCTTGAACGTCAGCAATGCCATAGGTGTAGTCAGTGCCGTTAGGACGGGTGATGACTACATTGCTATCAGAAACACTGAGAGCAGACATTGCAGAAGAAGTGAAAGGATTGATCATGATAAAAAAGCGATTGAATGTTGATGTTGTTTTGAGCGGGATGCATCACCCCCGCTTGTTGAACTTATTCTATCAGTAGTGGTGGTAACTTGCCTTGCTGTTAGGGTCAGTATACCAACTGTCATCGTTCAACAGATCAGA